GGAGGTCGCAAGCCGGGTTATGGCCTCGGTGGATGCTTCCACCTTATCCAGCCGGTGGCTGTTGGATTTCGCCCGCTCTTCCACGGCGGTCAATCGCTGCTCATGTTCTAAATCCATTGGGGTACTCCTTTCTCAGCCGTTCCACCGGGCATAGCCGGGGCGGGTGTCTACATGAATGCCCCAGCCATAAAGCCCGATTCCGCCGGTATGCCCAAGGACTTCCTCCGCTACGGCCTTCATCTCCGCCGGACTTGCTGCGCTGTGCAGATCAGCCGCCAGCCCATACAAATGCTGGGAGTCGGACACACCGCCGACCTCCGCATTGTGCGCCGCGCACCGCACGCCGGAACCGCCGCCGTCCACAATGGAAATCGGGATGCCCAGCCTGTAGCGAATCTCGTCCACTGTACGTGCGATGGATTCCTGCGGCTCCACCGGGAATCCGCCGCAGCGGCCGCAGGGGCAGCGAAATTCGGCGCGCTTGAAATACCGGATATCCTGCCACCAGTCTGCGCCGCCCTCCGTCCCCTGGGTGTCTTGGGGCTGTTGGGGCGGCTCTCCGGAAGCAACGACCTCCCGGATACGTGCCTCCGTCCCGATGCCGAATATCCCATCCACGGTAAGCCCGTAGTCGGCCTGAAACGCCCGGATTGCCCCTTGGGTATTCCTGCCCTCAATGCCGTCAATCGTGCCGGGAGAATAGCCCAGATAGGTGAGCAAGCACTGAATCTGTTTGACGGTCACGCAATCACCACCCCATACTTCGCCAGAATGGCAATGATGTCGTCGGTAAGGATTTTCTTGAGCTGGCCGGGAGGCAGCTTGGCGATACCTGCGGCGATGGCGCGCATATCCTGCTCCCCGTCCTCGGCGGCACGAATTTCCACCAATCGCTTTTTGGCTCCATTACTCCACGTCTTCATCCGGCGTCACCTCCAAAATGGTCAGGGCGTTCTGCATGTCTACGCCCTCGGCCTTCATTTCTGTAATCCTTGCAAGGATTCTTTGTTTTCTTTCTTCAATGGTCATGTATTATTCACCCCCAGAGCAGTTTCGATCTCAGTCAACGCCGATTCATATTCGGCGTTCTGAGCAGCAACTGTTTGATATTGTTCCCGCTCATACTCCCGCTGAGCCGCATCAAGCTCATCCCAGGGCTTCCACGGGGCGATCATCTCACCGGCGAACACCACGCCATCAGCACGTGTCCATGTCTGACCCGCCGGGATGAAGCGGTAGCCCTCAACGTAGGTACCGCATTTGCCATCGAAGGCATCCGTTTCAATTTCTACTAAGCCCTCGCCAGGAGTAGCATAGCACTTAAAATCAGCATCTAGATAGATTTTTTGCATTCTCAGCACCTCACTCTATCAACAGACTGTTGACCTTGGCATATGTGCCTTTTGAAAACAGGAAGAATCCAACCCTATGGGTTCCAGTCAGAGCTGATACATCAATCTGCTTGGGGGATGCAGTTTTGAAGTTGATGTATGCGACCCGGTTATCGGTGACATAAGTACCTAAGCTCGTCCATATGCACAGACATGCAGCATCTGCAAAGTTGGTCATGGCTGTACTTAGAGTACCATCAAAGCTAAGTGTGTCTAGTGTTGTCATGTCTATCTCGCTGGTGTATACATAGGCGCAACCATTTACGTAAGTAGGCTGAGTTACCGTCATGCTATCCGACTCTACGTTAACAGTAGGTGCTGTAGCATTTTTATAGCTTGTACTTATGTACATAGGCTCGTACTGCCATTTATCAGACGTATCACCTGCTTGGTAAAGCAACGCCCGATAGCTCAACTCGATATTCTGCGTCTGGCCATTTGTGGAGATTACTGTGCTCGTGCTGGCGTGTTTCTCGCCGTCGGTAATTGCTACAGTCCACGTGCCCGCATTATAGACTATGCATGCCCACGAACCGCTAGTGTTTGGAGCAGTAAAAGTTGTAACTCCGTCACCGCATGTGCAAACTGACCCCGCGGGGTAAGTGACGTTGATTGTAGCTGAAAAGTACGTTATTGTAACATACTCTACAGTTAAACGAGTAATGTTAACGTCCTGGGTTGCGATGCTGCTGCCCTTTGTAGCAGTAATAGTCCAGGTACCAATATCCAAACTACTGAACGTCCATGTACCGTTTTTCTCGGAAGCTGTCTTTGTGGTTGACCCCATCTTGCAGGTTACAGTGGAGCCTGTAGGAGCAGTCACAATTATTGTCGATTTGTTGGGGCTACCGCCGCTGGCACCAAATCCATATAAAGGCACTGCAATGCTCATACGTACACCTCCACCGTAATCGGAATATTCACCGTGGGCTTGTCCTCAAGGCAGGTAAACGTCAGCGTGCTGCCTGACCGGGAAGCGAAACTCACCATACCGCACGCCTCTTTCAGCGCAAGATTGGTGGCCGTGTTGCTCCCGTACACTGGATAAGCCATCGCACGTTTTGTATCCGTCAGACCGGAGACCGTAACAGACTGGGTATACGGGGCGCTGGCAGACCAACCGGTAGCAGTTAACGTTGCAGTCTTTGCAATCGTTTTGGCATTACTTAACGCCGTATCTACGTACCCCTTGGTTGCAGCATCAGCGCTGTCCGTGGGAGCACCTAATACTTTGATTTGGTGGGAGTTCATGACAATATTTCCAGTCATTAAACCGCCAACACTAGGCAACGCCCCAACATTTTCAGCTCCTAGCTCAACGTTGCCATTGGAGTTAGGTTCTTTGCCGCACACTTTGGATACAGCACCGGTGCCATCCAAGCCCATGCGGGAGACGGAGTAGGCATAAATCGGGGCTCCGGAATTGAACGTCATTGCAACTCGCGTCCACAGGTAAGCGCCCTGCGCTACCGTGGGAATGCTGCCTTGCCAGTTTCCGGACGGTATAACATTCCCGGATGTGCTGGCTTGATATGTTACGGACTGGCTGGTCAACAGCGCCGGGTTCCCGATGTCGCCCTTTTCGCCCTTGATCTCGAACCACTGATACTTCGTCCAGTCCGTTGGGGCAGTTGCGGAATTGCCGCTGTATACGCCCATCCAATTGTCAGGGAGAACACCGAAGCTGTGAGAAGCTGCCGTTGGCTTCTGAGACGCGTACCGAATCCAGACGTATGCGTTGTCGCCCTTATCGCCCTTTGCGCCGTTCGTGACGGTAAACGTGCTGGTGGTAGTATCGTTATAGGTAATACGGTACGTGTCTACCAGCCCGCTGACGGAGACTTTGGCAATGGTTGAAATGCCCCGACCGTTTTTTACGGTGAAGTCAAAGGTAGTGGTGTCCGCCATGGTGATACGGTATGTATCCGTCAGGCCACTGGCGGAATGCTTCACGATGCTGCTGATACCGCCATGGCCGTCAGCGGCTGCGGTCAGCCAGTTCAGCAGAATTTGTCCCGTCAGCTTCTTTGCCGCGCTGTCCTGTTCCAGGACGAAAAGGTCAGCGGCTTTTATCTGTTCTGCTGCAATCAGCTCGGATATTGCTTTATCTGCCATCTGCTTCCTCCTGTTCAGTCTCCTTGTCAGGGGCAGGAGGCGCAGACAGCACCTGCACCACTTCTTCAATGGCCTGCATACTGCCCAGCATCCTGTCCCAGTTCTCCCGTCCTGCGACCTGAACGCCCTCAAGAGTGTTCAGGACTGCCCTAAGTTTCATTACAGGGTTCATTTTTACTCCTTTCTTAAGGCAATCCGAATTGCGTTGCCTTCAGGCTTGATAGACAGCAACGTAGTGTATTGAGATAGATACTGATCCCCATACCACAACTGCACTGTTTCAGCGGGATTTGAAAAGACCTCTGCCGCTGTGACAAGCGATAAGTGCGAAACGCGGATGTAGGCCCGATTTAGAGTTGGTGCGAAATTGAAGGAATCGCAATCGAATTCCTTACCGGATGCTGTCTTAAGTTTGTCCATATACTTATCCTTTCCGTTAATGCCACGTGAGGACGTTGGTCCCGTTAATACTTCCGAACGCTATCTGATGGCCGCTAATTTGCAAAAAATCAGTTAGCACCCATGTCGCGGTGTCGTCGCCGTTAAATACATCGTTGGAGAAGTCGGCATAGGCTAAGCTGGTGTTGATGCCGCCGCTGACGTAAGCCGTTGATATGGTGCTGTAGCCGATTTCCGAACCGTGGACACTATGTGATTCCAGTCCAGAGCCATTGAAGTAGCCATTATATTCTCCGTCTGAGTTATACCCATACTGAATTTGGCCAGCGCTGACGTTTCCCCGGAAATAGCCATCCTCAGCGTACAGCTTGCCGTTCGGCGTAATCTGCACGCCGCTAGCCTTTGAGCCACACTGAATGCCTTTGACACCAATGTAAATACCCTGACTGTTGGTGCCGTCCCAGGCCTGATTGTTATAGCTGAGGTAGTCGGATTGGATATCAAAACCGCCGATTTTGCCACTAAGGGCGGTGATCTTCCCCCGAACTTCTGCGCCGGATTTGGTGACTTTGAACACCGTGGTATTGTTGGCCTTGACCGTCCAGGAATCATTAAGCAGCTCCCAGCCAAAGGACGAACTGTCACCGCCGGTTTTGGTCACCCGCGCGGAGATCTGGCCGCTCTGAATGTCCAGCCGCGAGGTGAGTTCGTTCCCCTGCTCGATACGGGCAGAGACTTCGGCGGAAATGTTATCAGATAATACCTGAAGGCTGGCCTTGGTCTGCTTCCGCTCCCGGACGATCTGCCGAGCCTGTGAGGATTGGTAGGGGTATTCATGGTCAATCTCTTCATCCCCCGGTGCGGCAATATCCGCGCTGTAGAGTTTGTCCAGCTTCCTGTCCCGCTTATAAATGCCACCGAAGACGCCCCGCACCTCAACTGCGTCCCCAAGTTCTGCAGCCGGATCTAGCAAAGCGGTGGACGCTTCATAGGACTGGTAGCTCTGCCCCTGGAGCCTGGCCAGGATATCCCTGGCCATTTGCGGCGTACCGTATGGAATGGTAACAGTCAGCATCCGGCCGGTGTCAGTGCCGGCTTCGTAGCTGGTATCGTCATCCACGTTGATGACAACTTTACTCCAGCTGTTCAGAGCGGTCGGCGCGGAAAAGCTCCCCAGGACGGCCTGCCCAACGTATGTTTTGTCAAACAAGGATCCGCACACCTCCAAACGTGATCGCGCTTCGGGTATTGTCCACAAGCAGCCGCGTCTCCTTCGGCAAGCCGCCCAGAGGTACCAGCAGCAAATTTCCGGCGTCGCTCATGATCCAGTTTCCGGCGTACATCGCCCCGATGTAGCCCAGGATCTCCCGGCAACTGTACTCCGTGGAGTACGGGATCCGGTACCCGGCTGTCAGGACTTGCCAGACTCTGCTGTCAACGCCAACATCCATGGCCTGGGCGATCTCCCGCACCACCGCCGTGTCCAGCGCCGGCCAGGACAACCGACTTGACGGGTAGTCCTGTTCCGCCCGGAGCATGGCGTCGTAGCCGTGGAGTCGCAGCCGCCGTAATCCGGGCGGGTCCTTGTCCTCCCGAGTGTCCACAAAGTAGACACCCTGGGGGAGCCATTCACTGTATTCGCCGTCCTTGGCAAGCCTTATGTAGGGAGCGAGCCGCGCCTGTCTGGGGATTTCTCCCGCCGGTGCAAACATGTCCACGTCAATCTCTCCCGCCTGGGTGCCGCCGATGCTGGGGCCACCGTCCGGAAAAACCTGCCCCTGGGTGCTGATCTCGGATACAATGCTTTCGTCGTACCCGCCATCCGCGCCGGAGCTGGCAACGAGGATCCGCACGCCGCCAAATGTGATGGCGTCCCCCGCCTTGGTGATCAGCGCGCCGCTTTCGCCGATGGCGAGGCGCCTTTCTACGCCCGCGCCTTCGGCAAGCAGCCGCCGATATAGTGCGCTTGTCTCCTGCATATCACTTCTCCACTAACGTCAGTTCCAGCCCCGACCAGCTCCAAGGCACCCACTGCCCCTTGATCCGCATGGGCGTTGTCAGCGTGGGCGCGTTGACCTGAGCGTAAAACTGTAAGCCGGTCCGTGCGCCGTACCGAGGGGAGACGTAGTCAACGGTCACGAACTCCTGGTACACCGCCGCCGACACCGTCTGAGCCTCATCCGGCGTCAGATTCCGGAATTTGATAACGATTTTGTCCTTGACCGCTACAATCTGACGGTGCATTCCCGCATCGCCTTTGCTGCGCCCGCTGGTCTCGGCATCCGTTGGGTTCGGTCCCACGGAGACGCCGTCGGGCTTGGCAAGTGACCAGCAATCCACGCCGTTGACGCGACAGCGGTCAACCGCAACAGATCTAGCCAGCCCTACGGTAGTCGCCATACGTAGTTCTGCCATATCAGTACCCCGCTGCCGGCTGCCCGCTGGCTCGTGACTGATTTCTTATCCGCCGGATGACCTCCGTGGTGATCAACTTCCCATCTAGGTAGATCGGCACCGTGAGGTTCACGTCTCCGCTGCCCATCAGCATGGCCACCACCTTGTCGGCGATCTTATCCATCCAGTCTGTATTGCTATCGAGGGGGAGAACCGCCTCCCGGCCAGCCTCGCCGCCGCCGAAAAGTGTCCCTCCGGCACCGCCGAAGATCTGCGCCCCGTCCAGAATGCCGCCCTTGGCGAACCACTGCACGCTCAGCTGAGGAATGCTGCTGATGCCCAGGAACTTGCTCAGCAAGCCGCCAGCCTCCACCCAATCCACCCTAATGTGGGGGAGCTTCAGCTGGGGCAGCTGCCATTTGAAGTTGAAGGCGTTCTTGATTTTGCCCACGGTATTTGTAACGGCATCGTGGATTCCCGTAAATTTCTCCGTGATTCTACCTTTCAGCTGGGAGAACTTATCGGTGAACCCGTCCACGCAATTCTGGGCAAATCCGGAGAATACCGAGGACTTTGGATTGAGCCCCAGCAGATTTTTCACCCCATTAATGAGTGGATCCACAAAATATGTACTGATGGCCCCAGGAATATCCGCTGTAACGTCTGCAACACCCTGAAAAAATCCTGCGATGCTCTGGTGTCCATGCTCCCCGAAATATTCAGATAAGCCTTCAAAGAACGGAGATATAACGGATTTCATGGTTTTAGAAGTTTGCCCGGAGAAAGAAAACGGTTCGGTGATCTTCGCCAAGTAGGCTCCGACATCCGCAAAACCGGCATCTTCCCACCCAGAAGCAAGATCGTCGAACTCGGGTTCCAGGAAGCCGAGAAGCAAGTCGCCAATGCCGCCGAACGCATTTCCGGCCGTTCTGAACGCCGATTCTATCCAGCCGGAAGTCAGGAAAGACTCCAGGTTTTCCCGAAGCGTTCTCCCGGCATTACGCCAGTCGAACTGAATGATTCCATCACCGAGGAAATCAATTCCGTTCTGCAACGCCATACCGATTTTCCCGCCGATATTGGCCGCCTTGAATTCGTCGCTGTTGAAAAGATCAGTAAAAGACGTCTTGAATCGCTCCAGCCATGCCGGCGTTTTTGCTTCAATGGTTGAAGTTCCGACGCCGGAGCCGCCGCCCCCGCCGCCGGAGGAGCTGTCATTGCTGTCCAGCCGGGTGATCTGATCAAAGCCGAGCAACTGATTGTTGAGTTCCTTCTGTGCCTTGGCCGCACTTCCCGTGGCTGCCGCCGTTTTATTGGCACCTGCGGCCGCCTTATTCCAGGCACCACCAAACAGAGCCCCTATTAGCGATCCGATGGCATTTGCCACCCCCAGGACATAGGGCATCAGCTGGGAAAATAGGTTGGTCACCATGTTGATGGCTGGTGCCAACGCCTGCCCGAGGCTGATTTTCAGGCCATTGACCTGAGCCTGCAGTGCTTCGTTGCTGCCGATATACTCACCCACAATGCTTCGCAGCCGGCCAAATGCCGCCCCGGCGATCCGCAGACTTACACTCACAATTCCAATATTGCGGATGCTACGTGCCATAGTCTGAGCAGCTCGAGTCACCCGGCTGATGCCATCTGCTGCCGAGCTTCCCGCCCTCCTCGTGGAGGAAAGACTACGTGAATAGGCATCCACCTGCCCACGGGCGCTTCGGACGCTCCGACTCATGTCTCGGCTGCCACGGGCAGCTCTGGTCTGGCTGGCAGCAGCTGACTCCTGCGCCTGAGCCTGCTCTACGGCTGTGTCCTGCGCCGCTTTTTGGGCAGCAACCTGTGCCTGCAGAGCGGAGTCATACTGCCAGATGCTCTCGGAAATGGCTTCGTACATTCCCTTGACCTGCCAGTATTTTTCTGCGTCCGGGCTTGTGGAGGTTCGGGACGCAACGCCCTTGGCTTCCAGCTTGGTCTTGGCCGCCGCCAGATCCTCCATCTGACGACGGGCTTCAGCAATGTTGTATACGTCCACGTCCGTGATCAGCTTCGTCCCGCCAGCCTGCAGCATGGATCCCACACGATCATTCACCGTAGTTCCTGGCTGGGCTTTTGCCACTTTCTGGCTCAGGCCGACGGCCGCAGTCTCCTTGGCCATTGCCTCGCTGGCCGTTCGGGTATCCTGCTTGAGCTTACTCAGGCCGCGAGTGTATCCCGACGCGTCGATGCCGACGCGGACAATTAAATTTCGAGGCATTGCCTCACCTCCAGTTCCGTCAATCCCGCCAGTACGATACCGTCACCGTCAGATTTTTTACCAGCATATCCAGCGTCTGGTCGCAATCATCCTCGTCCCCGCGTTCCGCCCGGCTGAAATATACATAGATACCCTCTGCGTCCTCACCAGTTCCCTGGCAGAGGACATCCTCAGCCTCGGCCACCAGGGCGCAAAGGGCATCATTGTCATTGTCAAAAAATTCGATTCGGAATACAGCCGTTCGTATTCCCGCACTGCCGTCAATATCCCGCGCCACGTCCTCCTTGCTCAGACGGAAGATGGCAAAAGGTCCGCTCAAATCTCCCGCCGGAGCAGCCGTCGGAAACACGTGATCCCGCAGCCGTTCGATTGTGTCCAATTTGGACACAATCCACTCGTCAACATTCTTGGCCATATTTCCTCTACCTTTCACTTTTTGCTGGCAACGGCCGCCTGTAGGCACCCATCGTCCGTGCCACCGAACAGCCAGCAAAGATTTTGGTGGCTTCTCACGATTTCCCGAGCCGTTTTACGCTTAAAGCGCAACTCGCTTTTCTGATCTTTTTCGTATGAAGTTGCAAATTTTCTTTTGGCGTGGCACCGCAGCGTTTTCTTACTCATGATTCGCCCTCGTTTCAACCCAGTTCCGAAAACAGATCTTCCACCATGTTCACCACCTTCGCAGTAAACGCCCTTTCATACACACGAGACGCCACGTGCATGAAGTGCTTACCTTCTACGCGCCCTATGCCGCCGCCCCGGACACGGTGCTTGAAACCGTATTCCTGGGATGCAGGGTAGTAATAGTGATGCCCCTTCTTACCGGGCTTCTGGAAAACGCCGTTCAGGCCTCGATCCATGACGACCTCGCCCACAGCCTTGCCCTTAAAACGGCGCTTCTCTAGCCCAGGCATGGCAATGATGCCTTTTCTCAGCAATCCGGTTTTTCGGGGGGCATACCGTCTGGCAATGCTGACAGCCTCCGGCACCGCTGCCGCCACCGTCTCGTCCAACTTTTTCTGATTGGCCTGGATATACTCCAGCGCCTCCTGATTGGTGATTTCCGCGATCATCATAAGGCACGTTACCTCCCGCGCCATCAGTGTCAATCCGTTTTTCTCATTCTTCCAGTCGATGGGCGGCCCAAGCAGCTCGAAAGTGCGCTCCTTCCAGCGGATCCGCATGTTCCCGGTAATCCCGCTGCGCCGCCGGATGTAAAACTGGTAGGCCGTGACGTAAGCCATGGCTCCGTCCTGATCCGACAGCTGGGTCTTGGTGCATTTGACTTCCGCCCAGATGGGAACGCCTACAGGCTCCCAGGTTCCCTTGGTTCGCTGGTTGGTGCTGGAGTTGCCTGCGTGGAAGGCAAGCAGCTGTATCTTCTGATCTAGCCCTCCGGCTCGCATTCGTCGTCAACTCCTTCTGCCCAGGCGTCCAACGCGCCCCAAATCTGTTCATCCGTCATGGCTTCGTACTCGATCATTCCCGGGAACGCCTGCCAGGGTTCCGGCCGCCGCTTGCTCAGAATCATACTGGCAATGCATTGCGCCAGATTATAGCCAAAGTACCCCTTGGCCTTCTCCCGAACCTTGTACCCCCGGATCAGCTCCAGCAGCTCTCCGGGGGTATAGTCCCAGGCCTCCCGAGGGTCTGCCCCGCAGTCCACAGCCCGGGAGACCAGCTCTGTCAGGGCTGTTCGGGAGCCGCCGTAGGGTTTGCCTCCTGCCCGTCGGAATCCTGCGGAGCCGCCTCAGCCGCCGCAGGGGTCTTTCCGGCCAGGAAATCCCGGAGGGTGTCCCGGAATTTGACGGTACCCTCGGCGTTGGCAGCCATCATGCTCTCCAGCTCGTTCTCTTCCATGAGACCGGCCTGGCATGCCAGCTTCAGGATCATATTGCTGATCTCGCTGGGCGCCATCCCGTCATCCAGCAGCAGATCCAACAATTCCGCCCCATCCTTGACGGTATTGGTGTTTTTCGGCCACTGCAAGGCGGCGGTCAGAAGCTTAATCCGATTGCCCAGGATGGCCACAGCATCCAGCACACCCAGCAAAGGGTTCTGCTGGTCGCTCTGGGTCTCCTTCAGATACCATTCCAGTTTTGCCGACGTAAGCCGCAGCTGGATATGGGTATCGTCGTTGAGCGTAATTTCATAACAGCGCATAAATTAGGTTCCTCCTCCCTCGTTCGTTTTGGTTGCGGCTACGGTGGGCTTGCCCGTGACTTTCATAGTCATACTGTAAGGGATGCCGTTCTCCGGATCCAGTTCACCGATGGGCTGCAGGCCCGTAATTACACCCGGGTAGACCAAAGTTTTATTCAGCCACGGGGGAGAAACCAGCTTGGCACTGACAATTTCGCCGCTGTAGAAACAGGTTTCTGCAAAGGCCAGACCCTTGTCCTCCACATGGACGAAGCCGTCAACCTTCAGGTCGCCGCCCTCAATAAAGCCTGTGCCAAACTCCTTCATCTGATTGTTGGTGTCAAAGCTGCTGTTGTCCGTCAGATCCACGGTGTTGCGCGTGTATTCCGGCGGTGTGACCTTAGTCACGCTCATAAATTTCGTCCAGGTGGCTCCGTTGTCGGAGGACAGCTCAAAACTGGTTCCCGATCCGGTGCCTTTCTTCGGTGTTGCCATAAGTAACTCCTTTCATATGCTTCCCCGGAGGGAAGCTGATTTGGTGCAGCCCGCAAAGCAAAAGCCGGGGCAAGAGATCGTTCCCGATCTCCCGCCCTGGCTCCACCAGCACTGGCTCGCACTATGAGGCTCGGCGACGCCGCGCGAGCCTATTGATTGAATTTCAAGTCCTGGATCATCTCCCGAACCCCCCTAGGGGTTTCCTCGCCGGGGTGATCCACCTGATGCAGCGTCCAGGCCATCACGCACAGTGAAACCCGGCCATCGGTTCCCGGTACCGGGATATCTTGCCGCAGGAGGTAATCTTCCACGCTATCCGCGATTTTCACCGCCGTGTCCGCCAGGGGATCGTCTTCGTCGATCCGACAGTACCCCAGCAGATCCTTCCGGGTAACGCTCTGCATATTAGCCGCCGACGTCAGAGCCGCCAGCGGACGCGGTGCTCAGGGTCGCCACAGCCCAGCACTTATCTGCAACCAGATTGCCGCCGATCAGCACGTCGCCCAGAATGGCGATCATGCGCTCCACACTCTTGACGCTCTCGTCAATCCGGATGGAATAGGGGCCGAACAGACCCAGCAGATACATAGAGGGATCGCCATACAGCAGCTTGGTGTCGCCGCACTTGGAAGCCAGAGTGTAGTTGACGGTCAGGCCGCCCTCCTTGATGGTGCCGGTGTTACCGCTCTGGGTGATCTCATAAAGCTTCCGGTTGTCACCGGTCTTAAGCTTCACCTGGCCAAACTGGTACAGAGCCTTTTTGTTCAGCACCAGACGGGCGTTGGCCGCTACCTCCTCGTCACCGCCGTAGCCAAAGACCAGATTCCGCAGGGTGTCCGCATTGATGGCCGTCACATCCGACATAGTCTGGAAGATGGCCTCGCCGTCGGTGTTCTTGGCATTCTGAATGCCGAACATCTCCGGAGAACTCTTGCCATCGCCATTGATGATTCGGTCGTTGCCCTTCCGCAGCAGCGCGGTCATGGCATACTGCTGCACCTTGGCCGCGTAGTTGGCAGGAGAGAGACGGGAAATGTTTCTATCCACAAAACTGGTGACGCTCATTTCCGTGGCCATGATCTTGGCCTTACGGAAAACGGGGTCACTGGCCGTCCGGACAGTGCCGCCCACTTCCGTAACGCTGCCCGCCTGTGCCTCCTGGATACTCTTAAGGTACGGCTCTTCCCAGGAAGTCATTCCGTTAAAGTCTTCTGCCCGCACCAGGTTGATCAGCGTGGATGCCTGAGCGTTAAAGCCATCATGAACCTCACTGCCGCTACCGGTGGGCTGCACCAGCGTGCCGCCGAAGGTCAGGCTGTCCTGGGGACGCTTGATCTGCTTCAGCACATCCATGGGATTGAAAGATACCCGCTCGTGGTTCTGCAGGCGCTCACCCATATCCTTCATGTCGTAGGGGTCGTTGCCGTAGAGCGGAGCATGGGCGATGTCGTACCGGTCAAACTCCTTTACCAGCCCCTGCAGCTCGTCGATCTGGCTGTTCAGAGCCTTGGCCTTGTCCAGCTGAGCCTTATACTCCAGCTGGTTTCCCTTGTCCAGCGCATCCTGCGCTGCCTTGAGCATTCCTGCTCGCGTGCCGACCAGCTCATTGAGCTTCTGCCGGCTGGTGTTGATACTAGGCATAGATATTCCTCCTAAAATAAAAATTACAAATTACAGCCCGTTCGGCTGTTCCAAATCCCGGAAACGGCCGATTTCGGTTTCCAGTTCAGCCCGCGCCTGGGCTTCCTGAGCAGCATCCCGCTTGGCCTTGAGCACGGAGATATCCGGAATCACCCGCATGGCTCTTACCAGGTTTCCACAGACGCTGGCAGCCATCATCTGAGGATCCTCTGAGGCTTCGCCGCCGATCACATTGTCCGCCAGACCGTAAGCTACCGCGTCCTGCGCCCCGATAAAGGTCTCGGCCTCCATCATGGCACGCAGAGTCTCTTTGTCTGTCTTCCCCTGGCACCGCTTGGCATAGCATGCCAAGATGCTCTCATCGCAGACCCCCAGCGCCTGAGCCATCTGCTGGTGTTCATACTGATTCCCAGCACCGCCGCCCCAGGCGCAGTGGATCATCATCTGGGCAGGCAGACAGATGTCGATGGCGTCGCAGGCCATAATCATGTAGCTGGCCGCCGAGGCCGCCATGCTCTGGATCACAGCCCTGGTGGGATTTTTGCAAGCCTGGATCAGGGAGTAGATCTCTGCACCCCCGTCCACGCTGCCACCAACGCTGTTGATCTCCAGCACCAATTCTTCACCTTCAGGCAACTCCGCCATTGCCTTCCGAAGATCCGACGGACAGAAGAAACCGGCGGAGTAGCCCCAGGCTCGGTACAGCTCTGCCCAATCGTCCGGAATCAGCTCACCGGATAAGTTAATCACCATTATTCGTATCCTCCTTTTCGTCAGGCGTTTCCGGATCCGTGTCCTCGTCCGGCTTGTCTGCAATATCTGCCGGGCTTTGTCCGCTACCGTTAGCTCGCTTGACACTCAGAGCCGCCCAGTCCTTAAGCGGCACGTAATTGAGGGATGCCGCATATTCGTCGCCGCCCTCCACACCCGACAGGTCTTCCAACGCCCGGATATCGTTTACCGAGTAGGCGCCGATGTTCCGCATGGCGGTGTAGTAACTTGCTCTGGCCGCAGGATTGCCCCGCAGCAGCGCCATGATGTTTGTGCGGATGCACCAGCCCAGCTCCTGCTGGGAAGGGGGCAACAGCTTGTAGCTCTGCTCCTGTTCCCGCTGCAAAATTCTGGGGGTCAAGCTGGTCACATAGTCCAGATTCTGCTGTTCATTGGAGTTGTAGCTCTGTTTGCCCGCCTGGAGCTTGTAGAGCGGATAGCCAAAATATCGAGAAATATCCGCAACGGTCTGCTCCTGCTGCTCAATGAACAGTGCGTCCTTCTGAGAGATGGAAAGACTCTGGTACTTTAAGCCACGATCCAGAATGGCGATCCTGTGGGCGTTTTCCGCGCCCCCCTGGGTTCGTTCCCATTCTTCCCGCATGTAGTCTTTCACGGTTTTGTCCGTCATTTCCCCGGTTTTGGGATCGCGGACATTGCCGCTTAGATCCGCATCCACCGTTAGGATACCGGAAGGCTGCCCACCGTGTTCGTAAAAATTCTTGTTATAGAATTGAGCCGCCAGACCGGAGGCCACGGTCTCCGAAGCGTAACTCAGTACGCTCATCCCGTTTACGCCGTCCCGGCTCAGATCCTTGTAGTCGCAGATATCCTCTTGTGCCACGTAAAAAAGTTCCCGGGTCACGGGGTCCGTCACTGCATACCACAGCGTTCCATCTTTGGTGGTCAGTCGCCGCACCAGGTCTCCCGGCAGCGGCACCAGTTCCACCGGCTCCAGCGTCACAGGATCCCGGAGGATCCAATCATAAGCGTCTCCCGTCGTCAGGATAGAGCGAACGATCAAGGATCTCCGAATCAGCGGTGTCATCCGTGTGTTGGGGCGAACATTCAGCAGCTCAAGCACGGGATGATTTGGCCATCGCTTATTGGTGTACCGGTTGAAAACGTAGTTTGGCAGGCTCCCCAGATCGGAGCTCAGCCCGTAAATACAGCCATACACCGCCGAGAGCTTCTCAGCCTGGTAGCATCCTCCGTTGCTCACCGGCACCGTCAGGCTGGCAATGCCGGGGGTTCGGCTTCCCTTGGTGGGGCTTCGGCTCCGATTCAGAGGCGCGTTCAGCGCCCGTAAAAGATTCATTTTCAGTCATCCTCCTGTTCTGCTCGCTGGGTTTCAGCATAGATCGCACCGCCGATAAGCACCAGCAGCACCCCTGCGGCAATTATCGCCAGAGGCTTCCAAATCAGCCAAAGCCCCAAGAGCACCAGAAATGCACCAAGCAACTCTGTGCCCAAAACGATTATCGCGTCCACAATTTTCCGCATTTCGCTGTCTCCTTACATACTCCACCGCCCGGAGGCCACCAGATCGGCAAAATTATCCTTGGGATCCAGCATATAGGCCGCCACGGCAATGATCCAGGCCACCGCAATGTCAATGCGGCCTGTCGATTTGTTTTTCATTGGCTTCAGGTTTTCGTTTCCGTCCACCGCGCACCGGACGTTGCCGAAGCACCACCGCGCGCAGGTATTATGTTCATGTACCATCTGCCCGGAGCGCAGCAGCTTATCAATCTCTTTCATGGCGGGGCTCATTTCCGCCATATTCTGCCGGATCTCTACCACATTGATGCCGCTGTCCATCAGCTCTCCGGAAATTTCCCGGCTCAGATAGGGGTCAACTCCCAGCACCCGCAGGTCATATGTCTGCGCCGCCTCCTTGATGGCCGCCTTGATATCCGGGAAGTGAATCATATCTCCCTCGCACAGATTCAGATATCCGGCGCGGTTCCAGTCCACATATGGCACATGATCCTTTTTCTCCATGGCGGCCACCGTAGCCCTGGGGCGCCATGCTTGGAAAAGGACGACCCATTGCTTTAGCCCCGGCTGGGGCGGGAACACATGAACCAGCGCCGACAGATCTGTGGTGCTGGACAGATCCAGCCCGGAGTAGCACTGCTTGCCCCGTAGCGTCTCTCGCATGGTCTTGCGTAGCGTCGGGCCGGGAAGATCCATAGCGTCCAACGATGGGACATGCCATTGCGTTCGATCGTACAGCGTGAGAGGAAGCCAGCCGACGTCCTTCACGGCAATCCACTGATTCAGCCGCAGCCAGCGGAACAGCCGTTCAGATGCTTCGCTCTGTTTGGCATTTCGAGCCTCGCTGCGCAGCGTCCGGATAGGGATCGTTACGCCCAGGCTGGGGTTTAACCGGTACCATAGGGATTCGTCGTAAATATCAATTTTCGCCAGCTCCTCCGGATCGTCCGGCATGCCGTAGATTACGGGCAGCCATAGCGGGTCATCCAGCCCAGGATCCCCGCTGCCATCTCTGGCCGCCAGGATGTTCCGGCATTTCTCATGGATTTCCCAACCGATGGAGAGGCGATCGGGGTCGTCGCCCGCCGTAGTCAGCACGATCCACGTGGGTTGCCGTCGGGCAGATCCGGCGCCGAAGGTCATCACGTCCCAGAGTCTCCGGTTGGGCTGGGCATGGAGTTCGTCAAAAATCACGCAGCTTGGGTTGTAGCCGTGCTTGTTCTCGGCATCCGCCGACAGCACCTTCACAAATCCGCTGCCATCACGGAGCCGCAGCTCCCGCCGGGAGTCTACGACCTTTACCCGCTTCCTGATCCAGGGGGCGCTCTCTACCATCTTGCGCATGGCGTTGTAGCAGATGCCGGCATTTTCCTTATCCGCGGACACGATATACACCTGGGGGTTCCCTTCGCCGTCGGCCAGTAGATGGTAGAGTCCAAGAGCAGCCGCCAGTTCCGTCTTTCCGTTTTTCTTGGGAATTTCCAGATATAGGTACTGGTAGTGCCGGAAGACCTCTTCACCATCCCGATCCACCGCGCCGTAAAAATTCACGACAAGCTGCTTCTGCCAGGGCTGCAAGGCGAAGGGCTGCCCGTCGAACCCGGCGGAGGACAGTTTCAGAAGCTGGACGAAGTCAACAACCAGCTGCCCCCGCACCTCGTCAAGCATGTCTCAACTCCAGCAGCCGCGCCAGGGGATCATCTTCCTCGGTGTCCAATTTGGGCACAATCATACGGCACCGGGAGGAGATCGTACACCCGAGATCATTTGCTGCGCCTCGCGCGATTTTCTCGCATACGGCAGCCGTCTTAGTCCAGTAGGCAATCTGCTCCTGCGCCAGAGCGTAGGCTTTCGCCCGATTCTCTCCGTTCACGCCGTACCCGGCAGAGAGGGGTACAAGCGCAGATGCCTTCCGATCAGCCGCCTCCTGTTCCATGACTTCCCGCACAATGGTGAGATAGGCAGCCCTTTGCCGACTGGCCTCAGAGTAGCTCCATTCGGCATCACAAAGCCTTGCCAGTGTACCGGTGTCCAATTTGGACACGGGCAGCCCGGAAGAAATCAGCTCTTTGGCGTACGCGCGGAACAACTTCGCCGCAGCCGGGGAGAGCCACTTCGGGCATGTTAGCTTCACCGGCTTAGGCACCGATGCCTCGGTAGCCGTTCGCTCCTCGATTTCAGCCTTAGTCCAGTGCTTCCCGCCGCTGGCCAGATTTACAGCCATCGGCCGTCTGCTTCCGCTCATTTCTCCGTGACTCCTTCCGTCTGCAATTTTCTGAGGCTAACGCCCGCCGTCTAAAAATCTCCCGTGGGGAATTTTTCTCGTGCGGAGGTAGGGGCGGGGTCGCGGCCAGCACGTTTCAGAACTTTCCGCCTAGGGGGGACGTTTGCTTTCCGTTGTCCACGCTATGCGCACACGCCCGCAAGCCTGCGCACGCCTGCCCAAGCCAAACGCTCAAACGCTACCGTTTGCCGACGCTGTAGTACCCGTTTTCTGCCAGTGTTTTCGCCGCATGACACGCATGGCACAGGCTCTGAAGCTCGCCATGCAGGAACAGCTCCACATTGCCGCGATGCGGCACCACATGGTCAACGTCCGTTGCCCGGACGCGCAAGCCTTTGGCTGCGCACGCTCTGCACCATGGCTCAGCCAGAAGATGCTTGCTGCGCCTGTACTCCCAGCCGTAGCGAGGATCTGTGTACAGGTAGTGCCATGCAGCTGACGCCTTGCGCACCTGCTTTGGCTTGTGTTCCGAGCAGTATCCATCGGCGGTCAGCACCCGGCACCCAGGATACCTGCACTTGCGCAACGGTTTGTTCATCCGATCACCTCCACGGCAAAAGAAAAGCCGGAGCTCAGCAACCCACCGCACTGGTGGATCACTGGCCCCGGCTCATATAGCACTGGCCCGATTGCATATCGACGATCATCTCATGCTTGCATTTGCGACAGTAGACTTGAAGCCTTTTGGCCTCCGTGTCCCGCCGGACTCGCTGCACCCTGGAGGCCTTGCAGTATGGGCATTCCAGGTACCCGTCCCTCACTGCCAACATTGTACCACGAATCTGATCATTAATCATATGACGTTTTGCCTCCTCCGAGAAAATAATATAAACACCTCAAGTTAAATAGTAGGAAGGGCCAGCGCTCAGTGAGAACCGTACGTTGCAGCCCTGCGCCTCGGCGTCTTCCGGCGCCGTGCGTACATCGAGGATAGCACACCACCGTCATATCCGTCAAGTGCCTGGAACTTGATGATTTGGAACCGGCCATAGACCGTGATCTGCGGGCCTGGGTTATCCAGCACCATGACGCCGGCGCTGTCCGGTGGCTGGATCACATAATCGTCATCCACCACCATGCTGTCTACCTCCGGCTTGGCTAATCCCTTGGAGCTGCGCCATCCGCGCTTACCCGGGAACTCATTAGCCTCTTTGAGAAAATACGTGGCCAGGCTACCGTAGGTGTGGTCGGCGTCCAGAACGATGGGGTGACCGTCTACATGACCGTTGCCCCACAGTGCCTGAAGCGTCTCCATCGGTACGTCCCCGGAGACCACCATGTGGTGGTGCCAGCGATGGCAGCAATTCGGATCCTCGGACCAATGCGCCCGCTCAATATTGTAAAAATACATGGTAATCTGATTCGGCCGGCTCTCCCGCAGCTTCCGGCAAAACCACTGAGTCCGCTTGTTTGCCCGATCCCAGCAATCTGGGAGATGTTTATCATCATACGTCAGCGTCAAAAACCAGTCACCGGGCTTGACGTTGGCCGCCAGGAGAAATTCCAGTTGATCGCGCTGAGCCTTGGCATTGATGTATTTCTGCGCCGCCGATGAGATTTTTTTCTTTTCCCGGCGGCTCTGAAATCCGTCTGATCTCTTAACTCTGGGAGACAAACTCATCTTGGTAAGTCCTCCTGCCGTCTTGATACGCAGCGTTTGCGCCATGTTGATCCTCCATTGTAACCGCCGGAGCCCCATGGCCTGCGCGCTGTTTTTGTCGATACTTTCTGGCCGCTGCGATCTGCCCGCAGGCCGGCACGTCATAAATTTGATTTTTCCGCCTGGGAAGGAACACCCGGTGGCAAATCGGGCATTCCCGGTAAAAGTCCGCCGGAAGATCCGGCTGCTCACCATATTGCTCGTAGAGCCGAGCCTTATACCGGCCATAGCTTGTTCCGGCATCGTCGGCGGCCTTGCTTTCCCGGCACGAACGGCACCGCCCTTGGCGATCCGTTTGACCCTGAACCCCGCAGACCCAGCACCGCTGCTCCATCCCGGTCACCTCCAGTGTTTTCGAGTATCCCTCGCTGGTGGTAGATCCGGGACTTCCACCGTCCTCGGATCGAGACCCGCAGCGCGGAGTTGCCCTATCAGGGATCCATACCGCATTCTACGCCGAGTAGCCCAGAGAGCCATCCGGCACCCGCAGCACCGGCCGTCTGCGCCAATCTCAGCACCGATGGCATGGCAAATCTTGCATTCTTGATGCTTGGACACATTGCACACCCCCTACCCGCAGGCACGGCGGCGGAAGAATACCGTGTAGGTTTCCTGATACTGGGTGACGGAAATCAGATCATAGCCGTGCCGGTTGATATAATCCATCGTCCGCAGCAGCTCCGACCGTCCCTCGCAGACCTGAAAGTCGTAGATGTACCAGTGCGCCAGGAAGTTCGGCCCCACGACGACCTTTGTGTTTTTAGCCATCGCCGCCCTCCTTCTGCTCACCCTTTGAATCCGTAGCTTTGTTTCCCGGCCCAAGAAATATCATAGCGAGTTCAGAACCCATAAGGAGACCGCCGGAACACGCAATATCGGTCAGGACGCGGAGGGCTTCCGGATCCGTTAGGCGAATGGGTGTTCCGCAGCATGGGCATATACCGCCAGAATTTAATAGCGCCTTCATTTGCGCATCTCCCTTTGTGTTTTCAGCCATCGCTGTCCTCTTTCTGCCGTTTCCGGATGAAGATGGAGGTGCATTTCGCGCCGTTGCCCGCAAGCCACTGGAGGACGCGGGCGAAGGACGGCATCACCAGACGGTGCGCCTTTTCGACTTTGAAAATGATTTCCCAATCACATCGTGCCATCCGCAGCCTCCTGTTCCTGCTTCAGCAGAGCCGCCATTCTTTCAGAATCGCGTACGCTCCATCCAAAGTTCCGCATATCGGTCAGCAGACTAAGCACCTCCGGATTTGTAGACTTAATGGGCTGCCCGCAGCATGGGCACGGGTCGCCGGTTTTCAGCGGTTTCATTTGCGCATCTCCTTTCGCGTTTCGGTTTTCGTGATCTTCTTTCCATGGAGGCGGACGGTGTAGCCCGCCTCCAGCAAGGCCAACTCGACCAGCCGAGGATACCGGCAGCTTTCCACCGCCTGCAAGACGATCTCCCCGGTGGGATTTGTCACGGTGTAGGGGTAATCATCAATCATTAACGGCGCCCCTCACGATCTTTTACGTACCATACCGCCACCGTGATCATCAAGGCGACAGGGGCAGCGATAGGCCAGAACATTGCAATGAAAGCCACTGGCAAGTAGTCACTGTCATCCCAGTCAAAAACTTCACCACATTTTGAGTTCACAACAATCAATGCCGCCGCCCAGATTCCCGCAATGATAACATAAGCCGCAATAATCAAGAGAACTGTCATGGTTAGCTCCTTTCGGTTGTTTCAGATTCACCCTCTAAACACATGATCTTTTCAATGGCGACGTCAATTCGCTGATTAAAGGCGTCGCACTCGCTGCCTTCCACGAAAGTGGCCTCGGCTCGGGGCGCACAATGAGAAGCAAACGGACAGACAGAATAAGCCTCAGCGCTGCATCGCATCATTCGTGCGCACCTTCTTTCTCCTTACCCTCCAAAAGCTCCGGATTATCGTATATATTGCCGATGACTTCACAGCGCTCTCCGCAGTGAGAATTGAAATATGGATGGCAATATATCTTATTAGAGAGAATCGAAAAATGCCAGCTGGAATACCGAAATTCGACTTCGTAGATCAAGTTACCAATCCTGCAGATGTCTCCTTCAAAAATTTTTCTTCCATGCTTATCACGCGTTCCGGTGAACTGGCCGACAGTTTTCGGATCTATCGAAACAGCAGAATATTCAACAATGTGCCTCACGGGAATCGAGCTTGCGCCGCTAAACATCGGCACGATAAACACTTGCCCGGACAAATCGCCATCAAGATCAACCAAACTTCCTACGCGCCATTTCCCGGATTTAATGTCTTTACCTCTGAACAAAATCTGTCGCGCCATCATCCCTCAGCCCTCCGATTCCAAGCTTCAGCAAGCTCCTGACGATCGTCCCGGCATACAACAGGATCACCGGTAAAGGAAAGATCGAAACTGAATATCGGGCGAAACGAGACTGGACGATATCGCACCCAACATGAAGAGCATCCAATATCCATGCCAAAAGTCACGAGTCCGCAGCCGTTGGGGCGGGTTCCCTGAAATGAGGAAAACAAGATCTTTCCCGGGGCGCCGCAGAACGGGCAAGGTTTCAACTTGATATCACTCATCGCTTTCTTCCTCCGCAAATGCAAGCATGCCGCGACATTTGGCTATCAGCGCATAGATTTCATCATAGGACTCCGCCACACGGAACGACGGCCCAACCGCCAGATCAGGCGGCCGCCGCAGCGCAACTAGTGTCGTACCGCTTACTGGGAAAAATACAGAAACGTCATCCAAGTTCACCAATATCGGGAATGCGTCACAACCACCTAATGGAATTCTATGCAGCTCAATAAACTTACCCATTACTACCCTCCTTAATCCATCCGCAGCGGCCATTGCAATCATCCTTATCGCACTGCAGGCAGCACGCCGCCGGTTCCAAACAGAAGGCCGCCGCGCCGCATCTCCCGGAGCCGCTCATGCCGGTGATGCAGCAGCCAGCATCGGGCGGTGACGGAATCCAGAACTGAGGCGAACAGTCAACTTCCTTGGCGAGAAGTCCGCTAGAAGAACGAAGTCGCCACTGCTCTCCGTCCCAATGCCAGCGATCAAGCAAAGGCTCCTGAGCGCCGGACATGTAGCAGACAGCAACGTAGATACCAGGCTTGTCCGGCTCGCCCGTCCGCCATCCGGTGTCCAAATTGGGCACATTTTTCGCGGGGTTCACTTCATCCGTCCGCCCCAGCATGTAGTCAATGCTGCACCCCAGCAGATCAGCCGTCTCGATCAGCCGCTTAGCCTCCCGAGCCCAAATAGATCCGGGCATCCGGTCGTTCAAGCTGACAGACGAGCCGTCCTCCAGGCCTGCAAGACGTTCCGTGTCCCGTGCATAATGCCACCCTAAAGAGGTCGTTACAAAATCATCGGCGGAAATATTACGCGCTTTTCTGAGCTTGCCAACACGGCTGTACGACAAAGCCAGAAGGTCGCGTTCCGGCTGCTCTTTTGCCTTCTGTTCCGCTGCCGCCTGTTTTTTGTCTGCCCGAGCCTTATCCCGGAGAGCCTTCTTGGCATCGGCAGCCCACTCGCACGAGTATCGGCAGGACGCCAAATTGAAGCAGTCAAGGCAGCACCCGCGACAGGACATTGCGGTGTATTGCGGCAGCCCGGAAGCTTGATTCAGCCGAACATAGAGGTGGTCACAGGTGGAGGAATGGTTTATGCCACAGGGCGTTTTCCTGCAAACCCTTTCCAAACGATCCATTTCGCGGAAAATGCTCTCCAGCCATCCATCTGTACAAAGGAATTTCTTTTTCCCGGAATCCGTCTGGGAAATCCATACCGACTTTTGCCTTGCGGGAACCTGTCCTGCCAGCGTATAGGCCACACTTTCCCGCAAGCTTCCGGCTTCCCAGAGCCGCATAAACTGGGGAATCAGTTTACTGCGGATAACGTTCAGCCTGGCCAATTTGGATTTACTGACGCTGATAGCCTGCGCCACATGATCCCGCATCCGGCCGGGAAACTCATATCCTTGCTCTTTCAGCTGATACAGCAGCTTTTCCACCTGAGCGGCCTGCTCTGCCAACTCCGCGCCGGTCATGGTTCTGGTGTTGGCGTTGGCATAGATCAGGCGCAGCTGCTGAAGCTCCGGGGACGCCTCGTCCCTCTCCACCAGGCAGGAGATTTCCTCCCACTTTTCCGGTTCATCCTCTGCCAGCAGCTCGATCGCTGCCCGGCGCCGGTGACCGGAAACCACCATGTACCGTCCGCCATCGATGGGGCGCACGAGGATGGGCTGCTGCAATCCGCACAGCTGGATATTGGCCGCCAGCTCCTCGATGCCCGTCAGGCTGTAGAAATTGTTCGGGTCGGGGGCAATCAGCTCCCGCTTTATGTACTCCAGCTGTTTCTTGGATGTGCCCAAATTGGGCACGCCCTTCAGCACGTCCGCAAGATCAAACATTTTCCTGCCCTCCCCGCATGTAAGCTTTCACGAAACGCCGGTAATCCACGCCGGCGGCGCTGTTGGGGCTGGTCGCCAGAAGCGGCCGCTGCTGCCAGGTCATCCGGTCAACCTTGTCGCTTCGCCGGATGTGGGGGAACACCGTCAGCCCTGCATCCGCCAGCATCTTTTCCGCGTCCTGCATCTGAGCATCCCGATACCACATGGTGGGCAGCACCCCGGCAAGCTTCAGCCGCGGGTTGATCTTCCGCATATTGCTGATCTGCCGCATCAGGTTGCCCATGCCCCGGAGGGAAAAGGCATCCAGCTTGATGGGGATGATGATATCATCGGCGGCCACAAGGGCGGCGGCGCTGGCAGCGTTGAACGCCGGCGGGCAATCGATGAGGATGTAATCATATATCCCCTTGTCGCCCAGCCCTTTCGCGGCCTCCACGAATTGCCGGAGCACGTTCATGCGCACCCGCCCCAGCTCCACCTTGCTCAGATCCAAGTCCATGAGGCTGTCGTCGCCGGGGATCAGGTTGACACCGTCCACGGTCGTTCCCCGGATGCAGTCGGCGCAGAAGGTAACAGGGTCGGGGTAGCTGTCAGGCAGCCGGAGGATGTCGGCCAGCGTCCCCTTGTCGGAGGTTCCGCCGAAAAACTCGGTGCAGTTGCATTGGCAGTCCGCGTCGATCAGCAGCACGCGGGCTTTGTAGTCCCGGGCAAGGATTGCGGCCATGTTGACCGTAGTCACGGTCTTGGCGACGCCGCCCTTCAGGTTTAAGATTGCGGTTGTTCTCATGTAATTTCACCCTTTCTTTGAATTTTGCTTTATTCATACATTACAGCAGCCACACCTCTGGCGGCATGCTGTTGCAGAGCCAATCAAATTCCTCTCTATCTTCCCAACGTGGAAAATCCGCCGTGATTTTCTCATAGAGATCCTCGATACGCTTCACAGCGGCAAGGAAGCCGGTATTTGTACCGTTGAGGATATCGATATAGGATTTCAGCCCGTCATATCGGCTGCTCAGGGCCATGTAATTGATCGCCACACGAAAGCAGATAGCATAAGCCTCAATGATTTCCGCCTTTGTGTGTGCCATAAGGCGTTTCACGCACTCCTTCTGCGCAAGGTCTCTTTCGTATCTGTCATCCAGCCCAAAATAGTCGCCTTCGTAGCTATCAAAACCAAGCATCATACTGCCTCGAGGGCTTATTCCACCGAAGAAATCATCAAAGAACTCCGGAACCCATTCATTGTCCAGGTCGTCAAGCATCTGCTGGCAGTCGCCCTCCAGCGTGGAGAACGCCATACGTAGCTCGTAGGTTTCTTCCTCGTCTCCGATCAGCTCGTCAAGCTGGGTGCTCTCACCGTCATTCTCGCACCAGTACAGCACATCGGACGCAGATTCGTACATTTCCATCAACTTGGAACCGATGGATGCCAGATTCAGATCGGCGTGGAAAGCCTTCTTGTACCGCAAGTTTCTGGCTTTCTCCCGCCGAAGCGATTCTGCCATATCAGAGTTAACGCTCACGGTCAAATTCCTCCTTCTGCTCCGCGTCAAACGGAGTTTCCACATCCATGCACAGCTGGGGGTATTGGTCTACCTGGCTCGGCATCACGTAGCTGGAATAGTCAAACGGCTTCAGCGGCTGCTGCCCCTTGCCAATGAAGCGGAACTGCTGCCGCGCGCCGTCAAAGGCCAGCTTCGTAATGCTCAGAGCGCCGTCCTTGTTCTTGGCGATGATCAGCTCCCGGGGCTTGTCCGGCTCCTCCAGCGGGTGAAGGAAGAATACGCCGTCGGCGTCCTGCTCGATCTGGCCGCTGGAACGGAGATCTTCCAGCCGGGGGCGCTGGGCGTGGCCGGACTTGTCCGTCTTCGTCCGGCTCAGCTGGCACAGCGCGAGGCAGAAGATCCCGAACCGCTGGCACATGGTGTGCAGAGCCTTGGAAACCGCCGTCACCTGGGTGTATTCGTCATTCCCCGGGGCGGCGACGATTTGCAGATAATCCACGATCACGATGTCCAGCCGCTTGTACAGCGCTCGATCCTGCATCTGCTGCACGGTACGCCCGGCAGCGGAGAACAGGAACAGCGGCGCGGAGTTGATCCGGGACGAGATGGAGCACACGGCCTCCATCTGCTTATCATCCAGCGTCCGCTCCTTGATTGCGTCCATCGGGACACCGGAGGCGCAGGCGACCAGTCTGTCCATCAGTTTCTCCCGGCTGGTTTCGTGGGAGAAGAACCCCACCCGCTTGTTGCACACGACTGCCCAGTACAGCGCCGCCTGAAGGGCAAAAGCGCTTTTACCCGCCGAAGGCCTGGCGCCCACAATGAAGTAGTCGCTTTTCTCCGCCCGAATCATCCGCCGAAGCTGAGGGATAAACCAGTCCAGATAGTCGGGCTTTTTCTGGTATCGGTGCATCCAGTCGGAAAATCCCTGCGCCAGGCTCCACACGTCTCCGTCGTCCCGCACCGTTTCAGAGGCGGCATTGGCGAGCAGCTCCGCGCCTTCCTCCTCCGTGGAAATCCGGGACAGCGCCAGCCCGGTGTCCCGAAGCTTCAGCACCCGGGACTGCTGCTTGACGATATCCACGTACATTTTGCAGTTCGCGGCGGTGGGGGTAATGTTCATCAGCTGGACGATAAAATCCTTGTACGAGTCGCCCACGACATTCAGCACCGCGACCGGGTCAACCGGCTTTCCGGTGGTGTAAAGCTCCCGGATAGCCCGGTACAGAGACCGGTAACTCTCGCAGAAATCTTCCTCTGCCAGGCCGAACACCAGGAAGCTCGCGCACCGATCGTCGATCAGGACGGAACCGAGGACACTCTGCTGCGCCTGCATCCAGGCTTCATAGGAAACGCTACTCAAAGTATTCCACCTCCGGTTCCGCGTGCCCAACTTGGACACCGTAGTTATCATGCAGCCAGCGGTTAAAATCGTCCGGCTTCGTGATGGGGTAAAGCTTTTCCCAGTTGGATTCAACCGACTGGGACAGTACATAGCGCATGGCAGCGAGCCGATACTCCGGGAAGTCCGCCGAGTAGTCCAGAAGCTTCTTCGCGTGCCGCCCGGCGGCGTTCACCGTCAGGATGGGCTTCTTCTTGGCCTTCCGCATTTCCGCGAATGCGTGCAGGTCGCCGATGAGCTTCGTCGTCTCCTCCGGGTCAGCGTCCAGCCGGACAGCCCAGTTGTCGAACCAGTCGAACAGCCCTTGATCCGTCAGATACTCCTTCGGCGCTCTCGCTTTATTGTTTATTTTATTGTAGTGACAATTATTGTTTATAACCCCGTCAGATTTGGCGGGGTTAACCCCGTCAGGATTGACGGGGTTTCTAGGGCAGACTTCCACCGTAAAGATTTTGCGGAGGGTTCCGCGCCCGCCTGACCCGTCTTCAATTCGTATGTAGCCGCTGTCCAGCAGCTGCTTGAGCGTCCTCTGAAGGCTCCTTTCTTCCACATTCAAGTACCGCATCAGCGTCGAATTTTTGGCAAACGCGAACCCGTAGCTGTTGGACATACAGGAAATCAGCCCATACAGGAGCTTCGCCCGATCACTGATCTCCCGGTCAAACAGGACGCGCGCGGGAATGTTCGCCCACGCGGAGAATTGCTCCCGTGGGATCTGTTCAGCCATTGTAGTGCCTCCCCTTTGTTAAATTTGTTCTTCGCCCCGGTGAGGGCTGTCCCACGGCCATTGCACCGAACGCCGCAGCGGCGGCAAAGGCAAACCATTGTTCTCCAGATTCACCAGCTGCCCATAGGTAAGCCCCCGGGCTTCCGCCCGTGCGTCCTGCTCCTCAAAGGTATACCGGGGCTTCGGCGGCGCCGGGGGCGACACGACGGCAGTTTTGTACCGCTTATTCGGGCGACACTCATAGCAGAGCCGTTTCCGCCCGGCGGGCAGAAGCTTTCCGCACTTTGTGCAGCGCGTCCGTGGATCTTTGTATCGGATATCCGTAGTTTTCACCCTCTCCGGGATAAAGTGGAGAGCAGCGCAGGAGTCGAACCTGCTCCCTCCCGCCGTGCTGCGGGAGCGCATCCTCATGCGCCAGCTGCCCATATAGGAGGGCTGTTCTTCCCCGGTACGCCCTCAGCTTCCGACATTGGTCCGCACTACAAGACCCGCCGCGAGGGGGACTCGAACCCCACTATGCCGCCGGGCGAGTGCTTGATCTCACCCTGCGGGAGGGTGCGATCTCACCCAGCCCGACGCCCACGCCATCGGGTCGCGGCATGTGTGCAGTACCGCGCGGCCGGTCTGTCCCGGCTGTCATGCGTAACTGACTTCCGCATTGCCACCGCGTTCTACCCTTGCGGAGGGCGCGCCCCTTCCAATAGGCCGGGTCTCGTTTGCTTGCTGGCTGTTCCACCCATCGACGCGCTGCCAACATACGCGGTTTCATTCCGGGGAGAATCATCCCCGGCGGGCATGGTTCCGGAATTCCGTCCGGAGCGGCACCTTTTTCCGCAGTGTGAGGCGGTGCTGGGTTTTACGCAAACTTGCCAAAAACGGAGCGTTCCAATGTCTTTCAGGGACCGCGGTCACGCACAACTACACCCCTTGGTAGCGGGATTCCGCCCGCCGCGGCCCCGTCTTTCCGGGGTGCCAGTATGGGGAGAAAGGAGAGTATCCGGGAGACCGGAATCGAACCGGCCTTCAGTTGAGAAGGGTCCAACCCAACGCGCCCGCGGGAGGTCTTCAGCCCGCATCCAGGCCCCGGAGGGAGGCCATATCACAGTGCCCCGATGTATCGCAAAAAGGGAATGCGCGGGATTTTGCATCGGTTACCCACGAACGTCACGGGGAAGCCCAGCCCTCCGGCTCGGGCAGCCAGACGGATGTCCTGGGGATTGCACCCCATCACCGGCGCAATATCTTTCGGCAAAACAAATGCCTGATTGCTTTCCAGCAGCTCCGACAATGTCATATGGATCCTCCTTTTTTGCACCCCCCGGGCGCATGACAGCCCGAGGAGAATTAACTCTGCCCGAAGATCGAGCTGGGTATGGGCTGCCGCTGATCAAAGCTCAACGGCGCAGAAGCTTATTCTTTCGGATTCTCCGACGGTATCTTATCGAGCAGCCGATTGACCTGCAACCTGGCGAGTTCTTTCATCCCATCTGCTCCCAGCTTATCCATCATCTCCAGGATTTCCTCCGGGGTAGGCTTTTTGTCATCCTCATGCTGTTTGCTCTGCGGCTCTTTTTCGACTGCGGGGCGAACCTCATACTGTGCGCCAAAGTGGGCGCGCAGAAGTGTACTCATGGCGTCGCAAAAGCTATCGAACACTTGCTTCGGGGATAGATTCTGCTGAATCTTCGGGATAACGTCATTCAGTACTTCTACCGTCACTGTCCCGATAGCACCGTAGATCTCGTCGGGCTCACCTGTTGTCCATACACGGCCGCCTTTGTTATCCACATCAATCTTCAAACTGAACATTGTCGCCTCCTTATATGCCCGGCGGGGAGTTACCCCGCCTTTTTGTCCTGCGATTTTTCCATAGCCTTGAGGTTGTAGCCTGCCTGAATCGACAGCATCACCAACCGCATGGCCTCCGCGCTGGAGTCCAGCCCCCGCTGGATCAGCCCGGCAACGTTCTGGTATGTATCCATTTGCTTAATCACCTCACTATCTTGCGGCGCCTGTCCTTTTGTGCTATGATGATCCCGGCGCGTCACCGCCGAGTTCATCGAAAGGAGGCTCGGAATGTCTAAAAAGTGTTACTACATCCCCGGGGTAGACGAGATCAATCAGCTGGTCGAAACCCCGGCCTCGAAAGAGCATACCGAAAAGGTTCGCTTCGCATTAAACACGACCATTTGCGTTATTTCCGCGCTGGCCGCTGTAGTTGCCGCCGTAGCGTCCGTTCTCTCGCTCGTTTTGAGGTAATTCCCGGCACCTTCCGCAAACGCACCGGAAGGTGCCTTTTTTATCTCTGCCGCATTGTGCCCCGGCAATCAACCAACGCTTTCGCATCCTCTCGCCTCGCTCTCGTTTATTGTGGTACAAACATATCACATAAAATTATGTATGTCAAGATATTAATGAAAATTTCTAGAAAAAATTTTGTTGACATACAAAGTCGGACGTGTTAATATCTAGCCGTAGGAGGTGATACCTATGGAAATAAATGATCGCGTCCGACTTGTTCGGGAGTCTGTCGGGATGACCAGGGCGCAATTTGCAGAAAGACTTGGGATATCTGCATCAGAAGTGACAAACGTCGAGTTCGCAAAAATTAAAAATATGGCCTCAAAGGAAAGCCTTTTCCGCAGTATTTCCACGGAGTTCGGCGTCTCCTTGGAATGGCTCAAGACTGGTGATGGCGATATGTACGGCGCAGACCAGAACGACGGAATAGCAATGGCTTTTGGCGCACTGGCAGCCAGACATGATCCTGTGATTGATGGCTTTATCCAGTTTCTCCGTGGGCGAACCCCCGAACAGCTGGAATTTATTGCCCAGCAGCTTCGGGAGTGCGTGGACTGCATAGAGCAAATGTCAAAAAAAGAGGACTGAGCGAATTGCTCAGTCCTACTTTTAATTTTTGTCGAAAATGCTAATTGTCAGAATTGCACGAAACCGCTATTATAAAAATAAGCACATTGTGCCCAATTGGGACACCGAGAGGATGATAGCGGTGGCTAGAAACAGGAACCCGAAAACCGGAAAAGGTTGCACGATATGCTTGATTATTTTTGTGTCGATCTGTCTTCTGGATTGGTTGGCACGGAAGTTGAATACTTCCATTGGGAACGTCGTGCGTTTTATCATCTTAGCAGCCGCCGCGGTCTATGTCACATCGCTGATCCTCCGTGCAGTCACCTTGAAACTCGAAAAATGTAAAGGCAGGCAAGACAATTCATTCCCGGATCGACCCCTTGCGACATCTATGAGCCGCGAACCTTTGCGCCCGATTGAGGTTGACATCACACCTCCGGTAATCCTGCAGGAAACACCTCATTTCAAGACTGCTGACATCGATTGCCATGCGCTTACGGTGCAGTGGGACGGATACATCAAGGAAGATGAAATGTTTCCATATGCAGTGGACGTAGTCATGGAAACTGGGCAGGCTTCGGTATCTATGATTCAGCGACGGCTCAATCTGGGGTATGGCAGAGTTGCGCGGCTCATGGATATGATGGAGGAGGCCGGAATCGTCGGTTCATTTCAAGGCTCAAGGCCGCGCGCTATACTGATCACCAATGAACAGTGGCAGAAGATGAAGCTGCAGTTCGGAGAGCGTACCCAATCCAAAAAAACGGAGCTTGCCAGCAAGCCGGAGATTACCATCACCGTCGGCATCAATAAGCCCTACGCCGAGCGTCGCGGCGGCCTGGGACACCGCTTAGACCAATATGTCCGAGACTGTGTCATCCTGGAAATTACAGCCACAGGCTACGGCTCAGATACAGGAGAAATTATTGAAATATCTGCGATCAAGCTTCGCGATCTGGTAGTCGCGGATACTTTCAGCACATTGATAAAGCCTCAGGAAAAGCTGTCTCCGGAACAGATTAGAAGCTCCGGAATCACAAATTTAATGCTTGCGAAAGCGCCGGGAATCGATCATGTGCTTCCTGCCTTGTGGGATTTCCTGGAGGGTGAGGCCATCGTCAGTTTCAGAACGCAATCCACTATGTTTTTTCTTTACGATGTGTTCCTGGCTTACACAGATCATGTGCTGAGCAACGACTATTTGGATTTGCAGAGCCTGGCATGGAAGACGCTGCCGGACATCGAGCCGGAGCATTTGTCAGATATTTCCCTCCGCCTTGGCAGCCCCCAGGCAGACAGCACCCGCACCATGGGGTGCTGCGAGGTAATGGCTGCCTGTTATCAGAGAATGGCTGGCATGGATGATGAGCAGCCGGCTGAGCCTGAGCAACTGCAACTGGATCAGGCGGCAACACCGCTTGATGATCTGCTGATCCCCGCCATAGACTGGATCATCCAGGATAAAAACGCATCTACCAGCGCACTGCGAAAAGAGTTTGGCATCGGCTACGATAAAGCAAAAAGCCTTATGGATCAAATAGAGCTGCTTGGCGTCGTCGGCCCATCCAATGGCAACAAGCCCAGGGATGTACTCATGGGTGTGAACCCGCTAAAAGACTGAGCATTCCCGTTTCATGGATAATAGTGTGTGTCCAAATTGGACACAAATCGACACCCCGCCGAAAATCCGGCGGGGTGTCGTTTCACAGATGCAGCTGCTGCTTCAGCGCGGATTGCAAAGTAGCGGAGAAGTTAATCCCGGCTCGCTCGGCCATATCGTTCAGCCAGGAGGGAACGGTCAGCGTCTTCTTGACTGCCCGGTTGTCAAAGAATCTCCGGTACTCCACGGTGTCGCAGGGGATGAAGTTTACAAATTCCTTATTTCCAACGGGTACATCCCGAAGGTCGGAGGGGGCGGGAATCGCCGTACCGGCCTGCTCCATTTCGTACAGTGTCAGACAGAGAACGTCGCCAGCCATTTCAATCGCCTCGCCCAGCGTCTGCCCAGAGGTGAAGCAATTCGGAAGATCAGGAAAGTTGATGGAGTAGCCGCTGTCCTCTTCCGTAAAAACTGCCGGATATACATATTTTGCCATAGTAAGCTCCTTTCAATTTCTGGGGCGGGGATCACTGGATCCCCGCAGCCCGCTTGATGGATTTCAATGTCCCAATTGGGACTTCTTCGGTCTTATGCCTGCTCACCGGGAACGTCTGTCCCGTGATCGGGCTGTACCAAAGTGTGTGATTCGCGCCTTCCTTTGATACGTAGCACTGCGCTTTTCGGAGAATCTTTTCCAGCTCGCTGTACTTCATTTCACCCCGCCTTTCTTTATCTGCACTTATTATAGCACGTATTAACACGTATGTCAAGAAAAATTTGTGTCCAATTTGGGCACATTCTTTGCAGCGTTATCGAACCTGCTCCTCAGCGCCGCCCCTGCCAACTGCCCCCGTTCCATGATCTCTGACCTCCATTCTAGAGGCGTTGAGATACCCGGCTGCCACATAGTACAGCTCCCGCAGCTGCCAGATTTCCGCATCTCGCAGAAGGAAAATGATACGTCTGATCCAGTCGTTTCTCGTTGTTTTCAGCCCTGCGTTTGTCATAATTGCTGCGCCTCCTGTATGATTTTTGGTTATTTTGCGCCTTGCGGTTCAGTACCGCGGGCGTTAAAATAATTTTAGAAGACCAAGCGGCGTTTGTATAGAGTCGGAGGGGTATGCTGAGGGTTGTCCGACGTTCAGCGAGGTTGCCGCGTTCGCGCAGATCATTCAAAGAGATAGCCCGGTGTCCAATTTGGGCACAAAATAGAATCCGCATGAACCCCGTGCGGATTTTTTAAACGCTCTTTAGGAGGAAATTATGAATTGCATCAAATGTTCTGCTGCACTCCCAGAAGGGGCGCTGTACTGCCCAGCCTGCGGCAAAAAACAGACAGCCACCGAGCGCAAAGGCCGGAAGCGTGCCAATGGAGAGGGGAGCGTCTACCGGTACCGCGCCGGATGGCGCGCCCAGATTGTCGTCGGCTATAAGGTCGTCAGCGGCGTAAGCCGCCCTGTATACCGCACAAAGGCAGGCTTTGCCACAAAACGTGCGGCGTTAGAATATTTGGAGTTTCTCCGCGCCGAGCCAAAGCGCCAGACCCCGACGCTTCAGGCGCTCTGGGAAGAGTACAAGACAGCTGCATATACAAAACTTTCCGCCAGCCGACAGGAAAAGTACCGCATCGCCTGGCCACGGCTTGAGGCCATCCAATATACCCGCATTGATTTGCTGACCACCGCTGACCTTCAGGACGTTGTAAACTCCAAGGCTCAGACTTATTACCCCGCTCGGGATATGCGCGATCTGCTCAGCATCCTCTTTCAGCTGGCCATGGCAAACAAGTTCGTGGAAGTCAACCTCGCCGACTACATAGTCCTGCCTGATCTCAAAGAACAGTCCCGCGAGCCATTCACCCCGGAGGAGCTGGTCAAGCTCTGGGCGGACTACGAATCCAACTGGTGGACAGGCTACATCCTGCTGATGTGCTACACCGGCATGATGCCCGGTGAGCTGTTGGCCGCAAAGAAAGACGCTGTAGATCTCGACAACCACGTCATTGTCGGTGCTGGCCTGAAGACTGCGGAGCGAAAGAAAAAGCCTATCGTTCTCGCTGACGAGCTTGTCCCAGTGGTTCGCTCACTGCTGGAGCATACCCCAGGGGAAAAGTTGATCCGCATCAACAAGGACAACTTTTACGATATCTACTACGAGACTTTAGCCCGAGCTGGCACACGGCGTCTGACTCCGTACAGCTGCCGCCATACTGCCGGCACGCTGCTGACGGACGCAAATGTCCGTCCGGCTCTGGTTCAGGCAGTCATGCGCCACGCTAGTTATGCCAGCACCCAGCGTTATATCCATGAGTCTGCTGACGCTGCCCGCACTGCTGTAAATGCTCTAGCAAGTAGTGTGGAGGCGAAGAAAACGGCCGGTGCGAACGCAGCGATTCAATGAGCTATTACACACGGTTGCGATCTGTTCGATAAAAACAAAATAAAACTATGCAATGAATTTAAAATAATTAGCAGAAGAATATATAAAACTGAACTTTGAGGAGTACACTAACCCCCCTGCTAAGGGAGTAGGCGTCTAAAAAGCGCGCGAGGGTTCAAATCCCTCTCACTCCGCCATTTTGTCCACCGCAATTCTATCGGAATTGCGGTGGTTTTTCTGCGTCAGCGCCAACCTGTCGGTCAGGCGTTGACAAACGCCCTCCGAACGATTACAATAGACAAAAATTACATTATGAGGTGATTTCTCATGGATTCCAAGCTGCGCCCCGAAACACTGTGCATTCAGGCCGGTTATACGCCCAAAAACGGCGAGCCCCGCCAGATCCCCATCGTCCAGAGTACCACATTCAAGTACGACACCTCCGAGGATATGGGAAAGCTCTTTGATCTGGAAGCCGAGGGCTATTTCTACTCCCGTCTGGCAAATCCCACCTGCGACGCCGTCGCCGCCAAGATCTGCGCGCTGGAGGGCGGCACCGCCGCCATGCTCACCGGTTCCGGACAGGCGGCCAACTTCATGGCGGTGTTCAACATCGCCGGATGCGGCGATCACATCGTTGCCAGCTCCGCCATCTACGGCGGCAGCTTCAACCTTTTCTCCGTCACCATGAAGAAAATGGGTCTGGAAACCACCTTTATCGACCCAGACTGCACCGAGGAAGAACTGAACGCCGCCTTCCGTCCCAACACCAAAGCCGTGTTCGGCGAGACCATTGCCAACCCCGCCCTGACGGTGCTGGACATTGAGAAATTCGCCAAGGCCGCCCATGCCCACGGCGTTCCCCTCATTGTGGACAACACCTTCGCCACGCCCATCAACTGCAGGCCCTTCCGGTGGGGCGCGGACATCGTCACCCACTCCACCACCAAATACATGGACGGTCACGCCTCCGCTCTGGGCGGCGCTATCGTGGACAGCGGCAAGTTCGACTGGACGGCCTACCCGGACAAGTTCCCCGGCCTGTGTACCCCTGACGACAGCTACCACGGCGTCACCTACACCCAGCGCTTCGGTCTCGGCGGCGCGTTCATCACCAAGTGTACCGCCCAGCTGATGCGGGACTTTGGCTGCGTCCAGTCCCCCCAGAGCGCGTTCCTGCTGAATCTGGGGTTGGAAAGTCTGCCCTTCCGCATGAAGCAGCACTGCGCCAACGCCCAGGCCGTGGCGGAATACCTGCAAGGTCACGAGAAGGTCAAGTGGGTAAAGTACGCCGGGTTGAAGGACGACAAATATTACGATCTTGCCCATAAGTACATGCCGGGCGGCACCTGCGGCGTTATTTCCTTCGGCCTCTACGGCGGCCGGAAAGCGGCCGAGACCTTCATGAAGCACCTGAAGCTGGGTGCCATCGAGACCCACGTGGCCGATTCCCACACCTGCTGCCTGCATCCCGCTTCCTCCACCCACCGTCAGATGACCGACGCGGAGCTGGACGCCGCCGGTGTCGGTGCCGACCTCATCCGTCTGAGCTGCGGTCTGGAAAACGCGCAGGATCTTATTGAGGACATCGCCCAGGCATTGGAGAACGTGTAA